TTGTTCCAGCTTCTTCTGGTTTTCCATCTGAATCTGACGGTCATTGCGTAGTTCTCTGATTTCTTCGGCTAGTTTCGTAACCATGAAGTCGTTGAACTTCGTTGCGCTTTCACGGAGTTTAGTCTGTGACTTTACGCGGTCTTCGTGCATTGCTGCTCTCTCAGAAGCAAATTCTGCGATTTCTGCTGAGAGATTGTCGGTCATCATTTTATCTAGGGCTTCTACCATAACGCTGCGATCATGTTCGTAACGCTGAGCGAACTCTTCATGGAGTTCGGCACGTACTTGAAGACGAGCTTCATTCAACTTGGATTCCCAGGCTTCGTTTAGTTCTCTGCCTACTTCTTCGTTGATGAGTCCGCTTTCTAGTAATGGTTTGATAGCTTCTAGCATATCTTTAATCCTTTTTAAAGTTTTAGTTCATTGATGAGGCGTTTTACTTCCTCGCTCAAATATTTCTGGACTTGCTTGTTACCTCTAGCGTCTTTAGCAATCTCTAACACTTTATGTCCATACTTCATGTTCTGAAGGCTTTCATAAATTGCTTTGGGATATGCATTTGGAGCACTAGGTTGAGCAACGATATCAACAGTGATTATTTCAAAATCACTTACTCTGCCATCCATGTCATTTACATTACCTGATCCACGACTGGATACGCCGAGTTTAACACCTGACTCCAACATTGTTCTTACGAGTTGACCCATTGGAGTAGGAAGAATTTTCAGCTTTCCAAAACCATTAGGACCATCCATCCACATATGAGTGATCATATGCGATACACGGTCTAGATTGATCTTGAGGTCATCTGGGTGATCTACCTCACCCAGCACTGAGTACCCTTCATTGATCTGCGTGTTAAGGGTCTTAACCGCATTTTCGATCTCAGAGACGGGGTAAATACGCTCATTCGCGTTCTTTACCCCGCCCTGTATAAAGATACCTTTCATATATAAGGTCTTGAGACTATCGTCGCCTTCCTTGACGGCTTCGACGATCATCCCCGCCTTGTCGAAGGTTAGATTTTCTCTAAGATACAAAGCCATTTGTTCTCAGATCCTTTTCTTATCGAACTGGTCTACGTGGGGTACGGCGTGATTCAGCAACTGGGCTCTTGTGATTGGATGATTCATCCTTCTTCACTGGCTTCGGTGTCTTCTCACCCATATCTGCGAAATTGTTCTTGCCTGGGACATTCTTGAATGCGCCTGCGCCTGGAAGATTGCCTTCGCCCTTAGTGTAGGCGTCGTGTGGCTTCTTTGGGCTTGTTGGAACTGTTTCAGAATAACCTGCGAACTTTACTGGCTTGCTTGCCATTCCAGCTTGACCTGAGTTTGAAGCTACTGTGCTCTTGCGCTGCGCGCCGTCGTCACCGTGATGAACTGGAACCTTCTGAAGAGTGATGTTTTCCATCATCATGTCTTCGTCCATTTCTTCTTCGTCACCTTCTTCTTCTTCCTCATCGCCTTCTTCTTCGTCGTCATCATGAGCTTCGCCGCCCATGATTTCTTCGAACTCTGCCATGAGTTGGTCGAGCTTGTCTTCGATGCGGATTACAGCATCTTCAATTTCTTCGTGTTCTTCGTGCTCATCTTCATGATCCATTGTGTCATGATCCATTTCTAGATCGTGAGTCATTTCATGACCGGCATCTTCAGCCTCGTCATCGAATTCGATGTCGGCTTCGTCATCTTCCATGACGCCTGATTCTTCAGCATCGATCTCGTCTAGTAGGTCGCCTACTTGACCGCCCATGCCTTCTTCCATGTCTTCTTCAGCCATGATTGACTCAAAGATTTCGCGTGATTTTTCTACAACGATCTCATGGAAAAGTTCGTGCGCTTTATCCAGATCCTCATTGATAACGAGGTTGATGAGTTTTTCGTACTTCTTGATATCCATTAATTTTCTCCTGATAGAAATGGCTTTGTATAAAATACTTATGCCGTAGTCAGGAAAAACTGCTATTATCTACACATTTTTTGCGTTTTGGCGTGAGATAAATCAAAAATTTACACGGGAGCTGGTTTAGCACCGTATTGTTTGCGGACTTTATCTAGATATAACTTTCTCTCATAGTTCCGAACATCAAGCATCCTTCTCAATTTGCGTATCTGCTTGAGAGTGAGTTTGGTCTTGCGTGATGTCCGATATACAGGTTTGCTATTGTCGCTATTGACATCTTGCATACCTTGAACCGGCGGATCGAACATTTCAGTTAAAAGCATCTATATACTCCTAGATGTATTTATCTTTGAAGTTATACAGGAGCGGCGGGCGGTACTGCTCCGCCTGATGCTGCCATAGCATTAGGAGATGATGCGGCGCTTGCTACGGGTCCAGCTACTTCACCGGGAGCTTCAGTCTGTTCTGCTCCTTGCTGGTCTATGGTATCTGCTGTCTCTGTGTCAGCACTGAAATCACCGGTGGATACCCCGACACTTCTAAGATCAGCACCCTTAGGATCATAACTGACTTCTTCTTGATTCTCTTCTTCCCAGAGCTTCTCGTTGCGCTTGATCTCTTCTTCAGTCAAGCCCAAGAAGCGTTCGAGAGCAAATCTCTTAGAGATATAAGGCACCGCTTCCATAGTCTGGAATGTACTTACACGACTGTTATCTAATTCGCTCTGTCGATATGCAGCAAAGTTCTGAGGCGGGTTGAATACTAGTTGGAATAATCCAGTATCGATATTGAATCCTCTCCAACGCAAGAAGAGTTTGAACTCATCATCCAGTTTCAAACAGATATAGTTCTGCAATCTTTCACAATATTGATTGAAGCGGAACTCTTGGATCATGGCAGTACCTACGCGCCCGTCACTCAACGGAGTAGAGTTATCATCAGGGCCAGTAGGAAGATATGAGCTAGGAACACGTAGACCACGAGCTAGGCGATTGTTGAAGTATTTCAAGTCATCGATCTCACCCAGATTCTGTCCACCCGGTAGAACTTCGACCGATGATCCTCGACCTTCTGCAGTTACAGGAAAGAAATAATCTTCATTCATGCTTAGTGGATTATATGTAGCATCGACAACTGATTGACCACCGTACAAGGATGGGATACGACGCTGGTGAATTTCATTCTTCACGCGATCAACAAATGCCATAGCCATGTGACTGGGCATGTTACCAACATCGATCTTGAACATTCTGCGTTCAGGAGCGCGTTGTACGCGGTAGATGAGCACCGCATCTTCTAGTAGTTCTTTCTGCTTATAGACTTTGAAGATATTCTCTAGAATGCTCTGTCCGAAAGGCCAGAAACGATCCAGACCTTCTGTGAGTGATAGATGCACGATATGCTTTGCGTCTACTGCGGATTCGGATTGTCCAAGAGTAAATCTTGAACCAGATGTATTGTATGGCATTGCTGGAACAGTATAAGGTGTATTCGTTCCGCCACCGGTGCCACCGAGACCTGTTGCTGGATTTGCTGCAAAGTCGGTGTTAGTTTTCTGCGCTACTGATAGATTTTGTAGATTGATATTGATATCTTTGATAACATACTGTTCTGGCTTCTTGCCTTCACTTTCATTCACGATGACCTTGATGACTTTAACCATGTCAACCCAGTATAGTTTGAAGTTTTCTGGGTCGCGAACAAATACCTGATCGCCATACTTTATGACGTTTCTGAAGATTTTGAACATTCTCACGTCGAACTCATTCAGCTTGCACCATTGATGTAGCTGCTTGCCCAATAGTTCTACTTCATGAGGAGTAGGATCTTCTTTGAACTCGAATGAGAATGGTGTCTTGTTGTGTTCATTGCGTTGAGTAGAGAATTCCGAGATGATGTCTAAGCAAGCATTGATTTCTGCATCGACATCCATCATCTCATATTGATTGTATCTTTCAATTCTGTTTGGATGGCCTGTATAGACTTCAGGCAGTCTGCTCATGTAGTTCTTGTAACCGAACTCTGTGCTATTCCAGCCACCAGTAGACGACCCGTTTTGTCCGGGCGATCCATTCCAAGCACCAGGATTGCTGTTCATCCCTGATATAGGACTCGAAACACCGCTCTTGTTTAGAAATTTCTTCTTGTAACTCATGACTTAATATTTATCTGCTCTATACGTTTTATATTATATCTTAGAGTATTGCAGGATTTTCTTACCAACTCTATCATTTTTTTCAATAGTGTTAATAACCTGATCAAACTCACTAGCAAGGGATGCTATCATTTTACGTGTAATTTTTCCACCAGAATTGGAAGAGTTATTACTTGTAGTATATGGTTTGCTAGCTTCTCGATTTTTTTCTAGTTCAGCTATCACGGAGTCTGGCATAGTAGAGAGTTTCATAAGTGTGGAATCTGCTTCCACCGGAATCACCATTTCAGTACCATGTAGTTCTACGAGATAACCGCTATCCGGACCAGAAAAGGCGCCGCCTTTCGCAGCTTTATGAATCGCATCATTGATTGACTGCACTGCAGTAGCCCAAGGTATCGTTGCTTTAGCGCCGCCTATAGCATTATTATTAGGACTCAATGGCCAAGATTGCCATGTTGTAGCTATCATATGAGTAAGTTGCTCTGCAGAGAGTTTACCGGATGCTAAATCATTGATTTTGTCCCCTATACCTGAACCTGCTAGAACCATTTTATCTTGATTTTCAGGAGAAAACTTATCTTTCTGCGGGTCTAGTCCTGCTTTGTTTGCCCAGGCCAACAGAGTTCCTCCTACCATCTGATATTTACCGATAGCAGAAGAGTTATATTTGATACCGATAGGATTGGTTTTTCTAAAGTTTTGTCCCCATTGATATGCCTGTCCGATGGTCATGTTCAAAAGCTCAGGATTTCTTCCTCCACCTAATACAGTATCATATGTTTTAGCTTCTTTGCTCGCGATCAATCCTAAAATTTTGCCGGCTGTTCCGCCTATCATAGTTTGTACAGATTGTAATGCACCGCCGATTCCAGCACCAATATTTCCTAGTGTACCGCTGATTGCTGATCCAACTGAATTAGCTAAACCTCCCACTAATTTAGCAGTTTCTTGTATAGTACCCTTGACCGCGCCCTTAGTAAGTTCTCCTAGCAATCCGTTGTTTATACCTGATAAGATTCCCATACCACTCGCAAAATTGAAAAATGCTTGTGCGTTATCTGCTGCCTTAGGATTGATATCCATTGCGGCAAATTTTTTGAAAGCATCAATAGGCCCATCTACACCAAACAAAGAATTCAAGTTGGCTCCTGCTATCGCACTAACAACATTTACTAGTTCAGACCCGCCTTTATACTGGCTTAGAGCTTTACTAAATTCGACAAAGGCATCAGCATTTGTTTTTACTTTTTTAGGATCTGCTACAGGTAATCTAGAAAAAGCAGCAAACTCTTCATACGGTGGTTTTGAACTCAGCGTTTTTGATATGCCACCGTACATTTTTTTTATGATATCAGCATAATTTCCCACTGCACCTAATGCTGAAATCGCAGTCATCGCTAATGCATATGACACTATAGCTTTGCCGTTGTTCTCTATTTTCTTACTATCAAAATTTCTCTTCTGCAGATTTATCAACATATCTGCAGTGGATTCAAGAGGATCTTGTCCTGCTAGTTTCATAAGGGCATTGAATGCATGTATAGGTGCAGCAGCCCCCATAGCTATTACACCTGTAGTTAGCCCTGACATGCCTATGCCCACTAATGCTAGATTTTTCCCATCTATTTTGGAGAATGATTGCATTCCTTCTCCAAAGACCTTCAAAGAACCTCCCATAAGGAAAACAGAGAGTGCTGTTCCTGCTGCTAATTCTGTTATTGCAACTGCCAGCGCGCCTGCACCTAACATAACCACGGGTGCTTCTGCACCTGCTTTTGACAGTGATCCTGCTATAGTCCTTAATGAGTCTCCGAATCCTTTAGGTTTAGGTGCGGCCTTTATCAAACCACCCTCTGCTTCATTGATTATTCCAGTCTCAGCAGAACCTACTGCGGCTTCTTCTAAATTTTTAGCAGTTCGAGCACCTTTAGCTACATTATTACCACCTCCACCAAATAGAGATGATTTCATTTTCAAAGATAATGCAGTTAACGCAACAGTCGCTACACCTGCTCCAGTAGCAAGCAATGCAAATTTTCCTGAATTACCTAATAAAGGGTTCACTGCTTTTATAGCATCATCAACAACTTGCCCAGCATCAATTTGCAGTTGAGTCATCTTGTTTCGTGCTTGTTGAGCAGGATCCTCGGCTACAGCACCTGTACCATTTTCATTATCTTTTAGTTGTTGTCTTATCTCTTGATTTTGTTGTTCAAAGTCGGTAGTCATGTTTTTAGTCATGTTTTGAACCAACTCAGGACCTAATCCTATACTACGTGCATATTTTTCATTGAATTCAGCAGCCTGTGCCTGATCGCGCAATCCGGTTTTAACACCGGTTCTCAGTTGGTTTAGAAACTGTACTCGCGCTTGACCGTAGCCCCTTTCATCCTTAATCTCTGTTAACGTTCTTTTTTGTTGATCAGCTACTATCTTTTTAGGATCAATTCCCATTTTAGCAAGTATCGCACTTTCTTGTGTAACACTGCCAGTAGCCAAAGCACTCTGCATTGCTGCTAAAACTTCCGGACTATTGGTTTGTTGTGCTGCATTTAGTAACTGATCTTCAATCGCTAATTGTTTTTCTATCCTATCTTTTTCGTCTTGTGCAGTATTTGGATCATTAAATCTTGCAGTAAGCCTAGCAGTATGGAGTTCAATATTAGATTTGGCTTTAGCCTCCATCATGCTCTTTCTAGCCTGATCTGCATTTTTACCTGTAATCTTAGATACTACTGTTATATTAGCAGCATATTCCAACATTGCCTGTGTGGCTTTGCCGGTTTTAATATCATTATCACTTATTACATTGCCGGTTTGTACCTGAAGGTCTACATAATCCGTCATCCTATCCATCAGTTCTTCTTGGCTTACACCTAATCGTTGAAATGCCATACGCTGATTAGGTGTAACCTTTAGCATTGATGCTAGGTTTTTTATACTGTCTCCTGAATTTTTACCTAAGGCAATAATACTAGTACTATTTTTATCTACTGCTTTAGTAAAGATATCTAGATTTTTTGTGGTTAGTCCCAAACTATGAGCCATACTGTATAGTTTGTTTGTTGTGACTTCACCGCCGGCCCCTAATTGTGATAGTGTGTCTACTCCTTTTAATAGATTATCTGCCTGTTCTAATCCTGCTTTAGTTGCCTTTGCAAAAGCAAACGTAAGTCCACCTAATACTGTTCCTAAAACACCAAAGTTTGAACCCAATTCAAATGCAGATTTACCTACTAAATCTACAGTATTTCCATATTTCTTAAAACCCTGTTCATTAGTGAGCGCAGCCTTGCCGAAAGACTCCAATGAATCTACTAGATTCAAGAAAGTTTTCTTCATACTTTGATTGAATCTATCCTTTGCTTCAGCGGCAGCTGAAGTCGCTTCTGATAGCTTATCTGAGGCTGTTGTGTTTTCTTGTAAGTTTTTTACATTTTTATCTGTTTCCGATGTATTCTTATTGATCTGATTTTTGGCATTGGTAGTTGGTTGAGATAAACTGTTCAAAGAACCGTTAAGCCCTGAGATAGCTGAATTCAGGTCTCTAAGTCGTTCTTCTAACTCGCGTTGTACATCAGAATCCATAACTTATCTCACTATACCATAGTATGTTGTAAAATTTTATTTTGTGTAGAATGACTATGCTCTAATGCAGCTAACACTCTACCTAACTTAGATTGTATCATGTGATATAACTCTAATGTATTATCTTGATTGGAGTTATCTGCTGTCTCTGACATAATATTATTTGGAGCCGATTTTGCAGCACTACTCGTTTCAGATATATTTGTTTTTGCTAGCCTTGAAATTATAGAACTACTATTCAAAGGTGCTAGTTTTTTTCCTGGATTACTAGAAGGGAAACTAGCATTTCCTGAATCAAAAATTCCACCCGTTGCAGCTTTCATCATTTTTGAACTTGAGCTAGAAGATGGTCCTACTAAATCCCCAACAATAACTTTGCCTTCTGTTGAGTCAGCAGGTGCGGCTGAAGATCCTCCTCCACCTGACGCTCCGGTTGAGGGTTCTGCTGGAGGTGCAGGAGCCGTTTGATTTTGTGCGGCAGCCGCTGCCGGTTCTGAACCTCCAGCAGAACCTTTAGCATTATTAGCAACTAATCCCATAGCCTGTGCATATTTTAAGAAAGCATCTGCATTTGAACCTGCTTTAGGTCCGAAATCCATTTTTGCAAATCTAATAAATGCTTCGATAGGTCCAGTTTTGCCGAAAATTGTATTAAGACCTGCACCCGCCAGCGAGCTTACTGCATCAAGCAATCCAGGACCTCCCCGATAGGTGCTCATTGCATTGGCAAAGTTCACAAACGCTTTAGTGTTTGTTTCTGTCTTTTTTTCATCGATGTTTAGATTGGAAAATTCTACAAACTTTGCGAAAGGAGGAGGAGATTTAAGTAATCCAGAGGCTGCATCTGCGAGTGCTCCACCTATCTTACCTAAACTGCTAATTCCTGACAGTACATTTGCTGCAGCAATTGCCGTAGAAAATGCTACAAGAGCATCTGCATTGTTCTTTATTTTAACAGTATTAAAATTATATCTACCCAATCTATCTACTTGATCAGAAACATTTTTTATAGGGTCATCATTGCCGCTGCCTGTGAAGAACTTTGCTATGTCGCCGATGGCGCCTAACACTTTTCCAGCGCCTAATACAGCTACCCCTGCACCTAATCCAGCCATACCCAATCCAACTGCAGCAAGATTGGGTCCATTGACTTTATCAAATTTCTGTAAACCTGTTGCTAAAGTGGGCAACGCTACTCCTATTATAGCTGTAGCTGCTGCTAATCCCGCACCGATTGCGGCTATGGCTGCTCCAATAGCTGCACCACCCAAAGCAATTTCAGGGGCACCGCCACCAGCAGCGATCAGTCCTTCTACGATTGAATTTAAGAATCCGCCGACCATTCCGCCGCCTTGACCTGCCACTTTATTTAGATTATTCAATGCAGTTGATTCTGCTGCACCACCTGCCTCTTCAGCAGCACCAATTATACCACCACCTGCAACTTTACTGAGGTTAGTCGCAGCAGATGCACCTGCAGATTTGGATTTGCCGCCAAACAGACTCATAATACCTTTAACAGCACCACTTCCACCTTTTTTGAGCATTGAAAATGTCATTACGGCTGCTACTCCGGCCGCTGCTATTCCTAATGCTTCAAGTGCACCGGTGTGGCCTAACAAAGGATTCATCCAAGCAATCAGTTCATCATATTTTATATTTAGGAAGCGTTCTGTGTTGGTTAGGTCGTTGCGTGATTTTTGCGCAGGATCTTCTGCTGCCGCACCTTTACCTTGCTTCTCAGCCTCTATGCGTTTTCTTTCATCATCAATTAATTTTTGAATATCTTTACCAGAAAGTCTGCTAGCCCCCACTATTG